CTTACTCGGCCGAACCGTTCTGACAACAAGTTCAGTTCCCTCTCTCCTGAGGAGCCTCTTACGTCTTGTAAATTTTCCTCTAAGTTACGAAAGAAAGCCGATTTCCTAATAAGGTTTTTTGGTAGAGAGCTCGGACTCTCGTGGGTAAAGAAAGCTGATCCTATTGAATGCGGTGGCCTTCGGGCCGCCGTTCGCAAGGCTTTTTTTGGTCACGACCTTACTGTTGTCCAGGAGTTGTCCCTTAAGACTGCCCAGAAGGCCGAGGATTCATGTTGTAAACAATGTGAGCCTAGGTTCTTAGAAAAAGTAGGAAATTGGAAAAGGAGAATGGCGGAGCCTGTGGAGGTGGATGCAGAGCACCTGAAGGCGTACAAGCGTGCGTTCAGGGCCAACGTTCCTGCCGGATGGAATAGGACTAAGGTCCCTTTCGTCCCTAATGGTTCGTCGGCTCGGATGCATGGTTGTGCGTCTGGCGGTAATTGGAACGAAGAGCCTTTTTCTGATGAAGCATATCCTGTGCTGGTTTTCTCCTCTGGGAAACCCCGCATAGTTACGTGCTTCTCTTCTTTCAATTCTGAGACTTTGCATCATCTTCACACTTCGTTGTATTCCGTTCTTTCTCGTCGTGGCTGGCTCCTTAAAGGGGACCCCACCTCGGAGCATGTTGACAGCCTTAACGGCCTTGGTCCTTATCTTAGCTTCGACTACGTCGGAGCTACAGACAACATCAAGGTCGAGTACGTTAGGGCCGGTATCGAAGTCCTTGTTGAGATGGCAGAAGGACTTACCGATGATGAAAGAAGGTGTATGGAAGTGATCGGGTGTTTAAGGTTAGGATTTCGCTGTCCTTTGATGGCTCCCCAGGAGGGGGACCCTGACTTTGGTCCTACAGAAGGGTTCTTTCGTGGGCAGCCTATGGGCAGCCTTCTAAGTTTCCCTCTTCTGTGCTTGACAAATAAGACCATTGTCGACATGTCCTTAACCGATTTGTTGGAACGCAAGGAGATTGGTTTTAATGAATGGACTCAACATAGATCGCTGATAAATGGGGATGACCTTTTAGTCAGAGAGCCCACCGCTACTTCAGATTTATCCTCAAGGATTATCTATAACGGTGGTCAAGTTGGTATGGAGACGAACACAGACAAGTGCTTGCGCTCTGACCATCTGGCTGAGGTTAATTCCACCCTCTTTGATCATGGTAAACATGTGAAGAAAACAAATGGAAAAGCCCTCTATATGAAGACAGATGTAGAGGATGTCCTAGGTCTTGCGTACGAGGCGACCACTACCCGTAAGGGTTTTGTTACCTGCGTGAGAGCCAACCTAGGACTACTTAAGAAACAGGAGGACAAGTTTGTGTGGAAGCTTCCCTTCCCTTACCAGCGGTTCTGCAGGCAAGACAAGAAAATAAACCGCGCCCTCCGTTTCGTCCCCCTGTCTAGGAAACTCTCTCTTGAGAATGCCTTTCCGGTCGTCCCTAAGCCTGATGGTTATGACCTCTTCCCTTCAGAAGAGCGA